CACCCGACACATATATAATCCCCCAAAGTAAAAAAAACTTCCGACGAGCACAAAAAAACCAGTTACAAGTCCTTGACATGCTACAATATCTTTGCTAGGGTACTTACATCACCCCCTTATGGCTAATACAAGAGCGACACAGTTATCACCGAAGCATTGGAAAGCCCTAGACCTCCTTGAGGAAGGGTTATTATCTGTAAAAGAGATCGCCAAGATAGTTGGGTGGTCGCAATGGACTCTCTATGAGCTCATGTCTGGAAACATACAAAAGACTGGGACTCTCGGAGAGCTTTTTTTTAGTGAGCTCAAGAAAATGCACGCCCGCAATGTGAGCAAAGTAAAACATCTTGCCAAAGACAATCAAAAACTAGCCCTAATTAAGCTTAACGAACGCTTACGCCTATTAAAGGGAAGAACCCCCACAGAAGATATTACAAAAGAGATTTGCAAAATAATAGTATCGATCGGTAAGATCGTACCTAACGTTGAGATAAATCAAAGCTATTCATTTACCAAAGGCATGACACCGGAGGAGTTGATACATGAGTTCAGCAGACTTAAATCTGTTGCAGAGAGCACACTTATCGGAAAAGGAGTTCAAAGCCCTTCCGCGGGAGGAGCAGGAGCATTACCTGCACCTGTTAAGCGAAGAAGTCGCTTACCGAAATAGTAGGAAACTTTTATATTATGTACCATACGATAAGCAAGAAGAGTTCCACACCGCACTTCACCCAACGCGCGCCATCTTCGGGGGCAACCGTTCTGGGAAGACGACTTGCGGAGGCATGGAATTCCTCTTTCACATTACTGGACAGTACCCAAAGTGGTACCCGAAAGAGAAACAAATTACCGGCGCGATTAAAGGGCGCATCATCGGCAAAGATTTCCAGAAGGGAATCGGCGAGGTAATAATACCTTTCCTCGATGAGTGGTTAGATGAGTCTCTTATCGCAAAACGCTTTAAAAACCCTCTTGGGATATACGTTAAGTATTGGCTCAAGAACGGTTCGGTCTTTGACATTTTAACGCACGAACAAAATACAGAGCAGTTTGAGGGGTGGAAGGGCCACATTGCTTGGTTTGATGAACCACCACCCAGAGACAAATATATAGCCACACTCCGTGGACTCGTAGACTTCAGGGGTCGGAACTGGCTCACTCTTACTCCCCTCACTCAGCCATGGATTTATGATGACATTTACACTAATTCGGATAAAGAACGCGTAAAATGCGTTACTGTGAACATCCGCGATAACCCTCATTTAGATGAAGCGGCGATTCAGGAGTTCGAAAGTACGCTTACGCATGAAGAAAAGGAAGCCCGTATCCATGGGAAGTTCCTTCACCTTTCCGGATTGATTTATAAAGAGTTTACGTTTGAAACACACGCTTGCGATCCGATGGTTCCGAAACAATCTTGGACACGATATATGGCAATCGACCCGCATGAACGCACACCGACCGCAGTAATGTGGCTCGCAGTAGATCCGCAAGGGAATTTCTGGATATACGATGAATTATGGCTGGGGGATATGGATTTAGCCGGGATAGCGTTGGCTATTCATTCGCAAGAAGGTGAATTACAGCCTAAAGTGCGGATAATCGACCCCCATAACGACAAAGACAATGCAATAGCTGGAGGATTTAACGTTCGAAAAGAGCTTATGAGGCATGGAATCTTCTGTCAGCGGGGTAACGTTGACTTAGCGTTGGGTATGAGCCGGATCAGGCATGCATTGAAGCCTGCATATAACCAGTTGAGCAAGACAATGCAACCTCAACTGCGAATTTGCTCGAATTGCACGCAAACGATCTACGAATTTCAGCATTACTTATGGGGAGAACACAAGAGAAACAAGGAAGAGTACCAAGAAAAGAACACAGTCAACAAAAAAGACGACCATTTCATGGATTGTCTTAGATATATAATGAATCACGAGCCACGGTTTATGATGGAGGAGGACGATTCGGACGATGAACTAGGATATGAAGGAAAGTTCACGAAATATTTAACAAAACAGCCCGCAAGAGGCTCATATCACTCGTTGGTAGAGCCGGGACAGGGTGGAAGTTTTTAATGAGGCTACTTATTCTTGTTTTAATAGTCCATTTACTAATAGGAGGCACGGCAATGGCAAATAAACACCACGCAGCAACCAAAGCAGCCGAAGATCAGGCGCAAGCTTTACAAGATGCCGCGGATTCTATCAACACGGACCCTGAAATGTTCGGAGTTTCTGCTGAAGTAGTGGATGTCGAGCCTGTTGTCTGGACAGATAAGGATAAAGCATCCATAAAGAAGGCGCGGGAGCAGTTGAAAGGACTTCGATAATGCCAGAAGGCGTACACGATGTCTATCAGAAATATTTGAATAAGGGTTGGAAAGCAAAAGAAGCCGCCAAACAGGCGCAAGCGGAAACAGGGCTATCGTTAGTTACAGGCAGACGCATTCAGGATTCGACAGGGGGTAAATACACTCGGAAATTTAAAACCACAGGTTTAAAATACAGAGGACAATATGGCTAACAAAACCCATGCAAAGGCTTCAAGCACAAAAACTTCGACGAAAGACCCGATGGTTGAGTTTGTCGTCGAGCAATTCTTGAAATACGAAAACCATTGGCGCGATGAGTTTGACGACGCGCGAGAAGTATATAAAAATTGGCAAGGCGTACCGCCTCCAAGAGATTTTTCCTGGCAGAATGCCGTCCACGTTCCGATGACGTTGGAAGCGGAGCAGACGATTTCCCCCCGATTGTTCGCTGCTCTGTTTCCCAACGAAGCCCCGGTCGAGGTCATGGTCGAAGGCGACGCGGATCCTCTGCAAGGCACGGTTATCAAGAACGGAATCCAACACTATTTCAGGTTGGCGAATGTCGAGTCCGAAGGGTCAGTCATGGTTTCCCAGTGTACGTTGCTTGGAACAGCTTACGGAGAGGAAAGTTGGGTCACAGAGAAGAAATGGTTGGAGGACGAGTTTACGGATGAACGATACGAAGCAGTAGTTTCTAACAGACCTGATTTTCACGCCGTTGATTTTTTTGAAATTTTTCCGCATCCTGCGAAAAAGCACATGAAAGATGGTTTGCCCTTGATTCGCCGCCGTTTTGCTGATGCTGAGTATTTGAAAAAACTGGACAGTAACCCTAATTTTGACACGACTAATTTGATGGAAGCGTTGAAATCTGATAAAAGCTATTCTAAAGCACAAACCAGCGCCGAGAAAGAGTATCAACCAACTAAAAAAGAAGAATATGAAATACTAGAGTATTGGGGACCTTGGGATTCCAGTTATGAAAAAGATAATAAAGTTCTTAAAAGAGAAGCTCAGCCGTATTGGATCATTGTTGTTAATCGAAAGGTTAAAATTCGAGGTACTGGTAATCCGCATAATTATCAACATCCGCCTTATGTTAAGATCAAAATGATGGAGGACCCAAGTCCTAGTTGGTTTGGGGTAGGTGTAGGTAAAGTTGGGATGCCAACGCAGGATCGCATAAATAAAATCGTAAACCAACGTTTAGATAACGTTGACTTAGTTTTGAACAAGCAAGGTTGCTACAATGGTGGCGACACACTTATAAATGTAAAAAAACTCCAAATATCTAAACCAGGGCAGTGGCACAAGGTATCGGATACGGTCGCTTCCCTCCGCTGGATGGACATCCCCGATGTTACTGCTTCTAGCTATCGAGAGGAGGAGATCGCAAAACAGGACTTCCGTGAGAGTACTGGTGCGACAAATCCGTTGATGCCCGCTGACGAGGGGCAACATCGTACCGCAATGGGGATTAACTTATTACAGGGTGCTGCAGGAATGCGGTTTAAACCTGTGCTGAGACGTATGGAGATTGACTTCATACAATCGTTGGCTCAGATGATGTTTTCTGATTTACAGCAGTTTATGACGTTTCCAGAGTGGATACAGTTTACTACGCCAAAGGGTAAGGTCATTCCGATAAAGCTGACCCCTGAGATTATACAAGGGAAGGTTAAGTTTATCCCTACTGGCGTAAGTGAGGCAGTTAATAGAGAACTTCAGGTTGGGCAGTTGTTGAGGTTTAAAGAAC